TTATTGGACTGTCAATAGTAAACGGTGCTTTGTATATTTATAATATTACTAAATAATATAAATTTATTTTTTATCATATGCTATGCTATTACATGCTATGCTATTACATGCTATGCTATTACATGCGGGGAAACCCGACCAAGTTCGCGCCAATACCGAACCCGGCACCGGAGCGGGCACTCACTCCCATACTTGGCACATACGTATCCAAAATGCTAAAGGTAGCAGCCGCCGTTAAAGCAATCAAAGCAATTTCATCAAAATTCAGGGATTTTTTGGGAATCGCAAAAGCCGCAATTGCCACCATTAAACCTTCCACTAAATATTTAATTGCGCGCCGAATCAACTCAGATAAATCAATTCCAAAAGACATTATTATATTAATTATAAAGATAAAAAAAAAATAATTAATATTAATTAAATTATATTAATCCTTAAATTAGCTTAAAATATTCCTATTATACTTAATTATAAAATATGATGAGACCACTAAATACAACCAGTTTTGAAAAAAAAAACGGGACCGATGGCGCACCGAATCCTAAATATGTGGATGTATTAGAGGAAGATAAGCCGATTGCCGGCCAAAAGTTTGCGTGTATTTCTTTTATTTCGCCGGAGGCTCTTATTAAAAGACGAGAATTGTTCTTTTTTGAAGAATTCCTAAAACAGTGGGAAATGAGTAAATCCATGGAAACGTATACACATTTTTTACATTTTTTGGCATACAAGTATTCCTTAAACTTTGATGCCTTAAATGGGGATTTACAAGAATTTTGTAAGGACGAAAAGGAGAAACTTTGTGTATCTTCCTTAACCGACGATTATAAGAATTTCGTAGACCGAAATGACACGGCCCTCGAGGATAAGTATAATACGCTACATAAATTTCAAACCAGCGTCCGCGGGGTAAAGATTCGCGGAAGTTACCCGACACAAGAAGAAGCCGAACTACGCTGTAAATTGTTGCGCGAAGTTGACCCGAACCATGATGTCTACGTGGGTCCCATTGGTATGTGGCTACCGTTTCATCCGGAATCCTATAAGACGGGTCGGGTCGAATATTTGGAGGAAGAGCTAAATCAACTGATGCAAGAAAAACGGAATAACGAAACATACGCCAAGACTGAATTTGACAAGCGCGTCCGCGACGCCAAGGAGAAGGCGATGGAAGATAATAAAAAGAAAGCACTGGAAAGCGGTAATGTGTTGACACAAACCATCGACGAGCGCGGAAATTTGATTAGCGTCAAGGACACGAATACCACCGAAGCCAACCTCTCCAGCACGGCTACGGTATCGGATATTCGGCGCGAATTGTTTGAAGGGGAAAATATCGTCATTGACAAGAATACGGACCACGGTATCAGCTTAATCAATGAATTACGGGGCACCCAATAAATGTACCAATATTTACAGAAAAAATTGATTTTATATTATAAATAAGTATAATATAATATGTCACCTGTATCTAAAATGTCTGATGCTAAACATTGTTTTTATAAAACGTGTGGGAAACGTTTATCATTGCTGGAGCAATCCACTTATACATGTTCTAAATGTAAACATACCCATTGTACCCTACACCGGTTAGCCGAGAATCATACGTGTCCACACGATTTTAAAAATGCCGTAAATAAAGAGAAATTTATATTGAATAATAAATGTGTAGCGGAAAAGATTCAGCAAATATAGTATTGCAAACCTAAGCTTGCAAACCTAAGCTTGCAAACATAAGCTTGCAAACATAAGCTTGCAAACATAAGCGTTACCATTTGGATTTCTTCACGTTAATTTTCGGGCCTGCTCCCCGTTTTTTAGCGCTATTGGGGTCATAGGTGTCCTCCTCGTCATCTGAATTGAAATCCTTAGACAACTCCCAAAATTCTTTTGACCCCAATTTAAAATCCGCGTGGTGTTCGGCTTTATACCAAAAAACCTGATCGTGTAATTTATTTGATTTAGAATTGTTATTAATGACTAAACATTCAAAATTCTCCGTACATTGGTCCATCACTTGTGTAAACGATTCAAAGGTTGGAAACATTCCTGCATAATTTTCCCAAATACGTCTTCTATTGGCAATATACGGTTCACGCAAAATAAATACATAATCAATATTCGTCCGCAAATTCGGCGGAATACCTAAAGGATATTGCATCGTAATAATTAACATTACTTTCCAATGCCGACCATTCATAAAAAGCAAGCGCATCAGTTTATCTTTTGTCCACGAGGCATCATATAAACAATCATCCAAAATGACAAACGCCCGTGGGTCAATATTTGACCGTTTATAACTTGCAATTTCTTTTGCCACTTGTTTCATAACCGTTTTCTGACGTTTTAAGATGTTTTCTATAATGGCCGTATTATATTCATCGTGAATAAACAATTTTGGTACATGCGAACTGTAAAAACCGTTACCAGCTTCCGTCCCGGAGATGACGGTACCGATTGGAATATCTTGATGATAAAAAAGTAAATCTCGTACGAGGTAACTTTTACCAGTATCACGCCGACCAATTAATACCACGACGGGTCCTTTGTTTTCATCGGGTCTAAAACTAATAAGTTTCATATCAAATTTTTTTAGTTCTAGCGTCATTTTATATTTAGTATTATTTTATAAAAAGAATAAATGTCTTTAACCGCAACAAAAAGATATTAATATTTATTATTAGTTTAATTATCACTATAATAAATATTAAACTGATTTAATGGAGTTCACATATAAAAAACACGAAAACGATAAACTATTTGCTTCTTTAGAGAAACATGACATGGGTTTATCTAAACTACAAAATTATATACCCCTGTATAATAATTTTTTTGCTTTAAACACGACCAATTGGAACGCCATCAATTTGAACAACGAATTATATTTACACAGTATCAAAAGTCGGCAGACGGATACCATTGTAACGGGCTTACTGAAAGATATTCAGGATAAACAAAAATATAATAAACAAATATTTTTTAAATATAGTCCTTTACTTGATCCACTTAAATATTTAATCGGCAAATATGACATAACCAATCCGCAATTATTAGCTTTGCCTACACTAACTGATGTCGCCGTACACGAAAAAATGCGTGATGTGAATAATGCCGCATATGTAGACAGTTTTTTTTCTTATTTAACCAGTAAATTACTACACGTACATAATTTTCCACACGGTTTGGATTTTTATGGCTCTTTTCTCTCGCAGAAAGATAATTATAAGGTAAATGTAAGTGATGATATTGATTATATTGAAGAATTTAGTTTTTTTCACAGCCACAAGGCAGATTTATTTACAGTAGATGAAAATTATATTAATTTATTTGGTAATGATACACGCCGACATAAAGAAAAACTGGATTTATCTGCTATGAAAGAAAATGATGATATTATATTAACTGAATTTTCGGAACTGGACGCGCGGTTGGACCATGGTCTTGAAGGTGGTACAAGTTCCGAAGGTGACAGTAATAGTACAGAACTTATTTATGAAACCAATCATTTAAATGAAAGTAAAGAGAGAAAAAGTGCGTCGTCATCGACACATTCTAGTAGTTGTTCGTCGCGTTCGTCTATTTCTTCGGTCGGCTCCACAACAGGTAAGGCTACTAGTGGTGCTGCGGACGACGCGGATAGTGAAGATGGTGCAGAGGACGCTGACGCTGACGCTGACGCTGACGCTGACGACACTGACGCTGACACTGACGACGAGGCCGTCTCCGACGTTGGTGAAGATATCTTTGTGAAAATCAAACAATTTCCCGTTCAAGTAATAGCATTAGAATGTTGCGATGCGACACTTGATTCACTGATAATAAATGAACATCACACCTTAAACGATGACGAATGGACGTCAATTACGCTTCAACTTCTTATGACGTTAATTGTTTATCAAAATACGTTTCGGTTTACACATAATGATTTACATTCAAATAATGTTATGTACACCCAAACAGATAAAACGTTTCTCTATTATAAAGTCGACGGGTCTTATTATAAAGTGCCTACTTATGGTAAATTGTTTAAACTAATTGATTTTGGGCGGGCGATTTATAAATTTAAAGGCCAAATGTTATGCAGTGATAGTTTTCACCCGAAAGGTGACGCCGCAACGCAATACAACTGTCAACCTTATTTTAATCCAAATAAACCCGTCGTAGAGCCCAACTTTAGTTTTGATTTATGTCGGTTAGGGTGTTCAATTTATGATTGTATTGTCGACAACATTAGCGACGAAGTCAATGTAACCTCGCCGATTTTAAAGATTATTATTGATTGGTGTAAAGACGATAAAGGGCGAAATATTTTATATAAAAAAAATGGCGATGAACGTTACCCGGATTTTAAATTATACAAAATGATTTCACGAAAGGTTCATAAACACGTGCCGATAAATGTATTGCGTAACACTTATTTTGATAAATTCAAAATAACTAAGAAAAAAATCGGAAAAGATAAAACCATTATAAATATAGATGAGTTGCCGTGTTATGTATAAGCATATGCTTATATACTTTGTAAAAATGCGTTGGCGTCTTCTACCCCTTGATTAATTAACATTGCGCGCATATCTTCGGTGGCCAAGGCTTTTATCCAATTGGATAACCCCGCTAAATTTTTAATATGACACGGCACAATATGCGACACCGTGCGCTGTTGTCGTTCAGTACATATTTCTTTTTGCATTTTCTTCATAAGTATCAGCATGTAATCAATAATGGTGGAGGTTTGTGTAATTTTTATGTCGGTATTAGCGACTGTGCCTGTGCCTGTGCCTGCACTTGTGCCCGCACTTGTGCTTGTGCCTGTGCCCGCACTTGTGCCTGTGCCTGCACTTGTGCCTGTGCCTGCACTTGTGCTTGTGCCTGTGCCCGCACTTGTGCCTGTGCCCGCACTTGTGCCATGGTCCACATCCGTAATCCAACTATTTTTAAAAGCCAACACATCCTCGGGCTTACATCCTGTTTGGTCAAGACAGTCATTCAATGGGAAATTATTCATTAAACCGCCATCAATAAAACAATCTTCCGCTATACACACGGGTTTAAATGCCAAGGGATAAGACGTACTCATACATAACGCCGTCAACACGGTAATATCGGGGTGCGTTTTATAAGATAAATCCACTTTCGTTAAACGCTCAGTATTTATATTCGTTGTGAAAAGATGAATATCAATATGATTAAATTCGTATAATTCTTTCAAGGTACAATGTTCGCTTAAATCTTTGGCACGAAATAAGGGTTTCAGTGCTTCCAAAAATAGTTTTTCGCCTAACAAACCTTTTTCGTCATACGCATCTAAAATCGTTTGCGCCGATAACGAAAACATTTTTTCCCACGGCCGTTTAATGAAATAATCGTCTAACCAATCCCAATCGTAACCCAAGGAAACAATTATACCTAGAAAAGCGCCGACCGAACAACCGTAAATGCTTTTAATAGCGGCTAGTGACCACACGTTTTTTTTGGCCAATTGTTTTACGGCGCCATAATTTATTAGACCGGCGGGTCCACCCCCCGAAAACACTAAATGCTGTATATGTTTATTACTAGCCTCATTCATTTAATATATATATAAATGAAAATGTTTAATATATATATTGCAATAGGTTAACTGTTCCATATTTTTTTTCTGTTTAAATGTAAATAATGGATACTATATTTACCTTAGGCGATGAGAATGATGAACAAGTCAAATTAAATTTAGATGATTTGTATGAGAGAAAAAAACAACACGATTTAAACACTCTCTCAACTTATAATAAAATTTTAAGTCGCATTCATAATAAAATCAAATTGTTATCACGGCAACATTTAAATGACCAACATTGTTGGTATGTTATACCCGAAGTAATTATTGGGGTACCGAAATATGACCACGGGGCGTGTACGGCGTATATCATTGATAAATTACAAGACAATGGGTTTGTCGTTCAATATACGCATCCCAATTTATTATTTATTTCGTGGAAAAATTGGGTGCCGAGCTATGTACGGGCGGAAATAAAGAAAAAAACGGGGGTGGTCATTGATGGGTATGGTAATACTGTAGAAAAAAATGAAAATGCCTCTAGTAATGCGGAGCACAGTGGCGACCCTAATGATTTAATGTTTAATAAAGGTGTGGGTGCCGCTATAAAACCGAATAAAGATTACAAAGCCATCACTTCGTATAAACCCAGTGGCTTAATTTATAATGAAAGTCTTTTACAGAAAATTGAGAATAAAACGGCAATGGGGAAAAGAAATGGTTAAGGATATTATATAATATAATATTATATTATATGGCGGAAAGAAGAATATTAATTCAACCAGTATTTAGTTTTATTTATTCACAGTATGGTGGAGCAACAGCCCAAGCCAGTATAAAAACGTTTGATAGTGGCGGTGAGGAAACCGTTAGGGGCGTTGATGCGCGAATTAAAAATGATTTATCCGCCATTCTCGCAAGCAGTGCTCCAGGTGAACGCATCATTACTAGATTAGGTATGAGTGTATATTACACGGCATCGCTTTTGCCAGAGGAAAACATTGCGGCTATTAATGATATATTAAAGACGCGCGAAAACGGGTTGCCTTTAGTAGAGTTAATAGCTGGTTTAACTGTCAATAGTAACCCCATTACGGAGATATCTTATAATACAAATTATATAAGAGCAACAATCACATATACGGATGAGTCATTACTCGAACATGATGAAAATCTAGTTAAGGGTTTGCGAAATAGTGGTGCGAACATGGATAAATTAGATTTGACGAATGTTGACTTTAGTAAAACCAATTTTAATGGCGCAAACTTTTCGGGGGCTATTTTAAAGGGCGCAAACTTTACTAACGCCTCACTGATTGGTTCATTATTTAATCAAGTATTTAACCAAAATACTGGTGAGCGTATTGTAATAACGGATTTAACCGGCGCAAATTTTACGGGCGCGGATTTAAGATTTGCGATGTTTACTCTTGCAGAAATTGATGATCTGTCTTTCAACGGCGCAAATATGAGATATGCAAGTATTGACGGGTCAACTGCTAAAAGAGTAGATTTTAGAGGGGCAGATCTTGGAATGGCAGATTTTAGAGGTACTAATTTAAACGATTGTAAAGTCGATGATAATACCAAAACCGTTGGTGTCATTATTACACCTATGAATAATTCGCCGGAATTGTTGAGTTTAGTTTATCGTACTGAACCACACAGGAACGCGCCAGGCGACACACTGCAATTAGCCCGAGAACGCAGACTTTACGAATAC